GCCCCCTGAATAATATGCAGGTTGTGGCGTGTTTTTGCTGGACTTTTAGGGGTTTGTCCCCTGTTTTTGGAGGTGATGAAAATGGACACTAGGCATGTTGGCGAGGTGGAGGCGGCTGTCTTGGAAGCCGTTGACGCCTCTGGGCTGATGGATGACCCCCGGAATAGTGGGGCGGTGGCTGTGGCTTTGTCGTATGCGCGTCAGATTGATGATAGTGAGCGCGCGTCGTCGGAAGAGAGGACTAAGGCGCTATACCTGGGGCCGCATTTGCTAAAGACTTTGACGACGTTAGGTTTAACCCCCGGCGCGCCATCGGATGATGCACCTAAAACGCGGGGGCGGCCTAAACGTAATAAGGCGGTGATGGATGGACTACGCGCAATTAATGGAGGCTTGGAATCTTCTGGATGATGGGGAGCATGGTCACACTATGCCGCGTTTGTTCCCGCCGACTTTGGGTGGGCGGGAGCTCACCCCGGAAACTACGGCGGGTTTTTCGCTTATTGAGTTCGCGGAGTTAATCGGACAGCCTTTGCGCCCATTCCAGCAGTGGCTAGCGTTGCATGGCCTGGAATATAATGAAGATGGGTCGGACTTTCGTTTTAAACGCGTGATTGTCGAAGTTGCCCGGCAAAACGGTAAGACTCACTTTATGGTCGTCCTTGGCCTGTGGCGTTTGTTTGTATTTGGGGCGTCTGGGATTATTTCGACGGCCCAGAATTTGAAGTATGCTGAGGGTACTTTGGCAGATGCTTTTCGTATCGCCGCGTTTAACCCTGTGCTGTCCCAGTGGCTGCGTGATAATACGCGCGCCGATGAAGATGACGAATTTAACGGCAAATATATCACGCGCGTCAATGGCGGCCATATGTTCAAGTTGACGGGCGCCCCGGTGGATGGGGCGGTGGATTTAGCTAAAGACGGCCCGCCGTTTTGGAGCGTCACCACTTCCACGCGTAAGGGCGGTCGCTCTATGACGGTGGACCTGGCTTTTTTTGATGAGCTGCGAGAACATATTAAGTGGGATGCGTGGGACGCTATCACGCCCACGGTGAGTCAGCGGCCCTTTGGCCAGGTGTGGGCGTTCTCTAACGCGGGCGATGCAAGTTCTATTGTCTTGCAGGATTTGCGTAGTCAGTGCTTGGAGGCTGTGAATGCGGGTTTAGCGGATGCGTCTAATATGGCGTTGTTCTCATGGTCCGCCGATCCAGCATTGCCGATTGATGACCCGCGCGGAATGCTCCAAGCAAACCCATCTTTGGGCTATGGCGCTGCAAAGTTGGAGCATTTGCGGGCAGAGGTTAGGTCGACGCCTAACCCCGATGGGTTTAGGACTGAGTACCTGTGTCAGTGGGTGCAGTCGGTTGAGCCTGGAAAGATTCTGCCGGCTATGTGGGAGCCTTTGGCCGATACCGCGTCTACTATCCCGGATGATGCGGTTATAGCGGTGGGCGTGGATGTGGCTGTGGATGGTCGCGCGGCTTATATCGCTGTCGCCGCCGATCGTGGGGATGGTGTCGTTCATGTCGAGGTTGTGGCGGCGCGCCCCGGTTATTCGTGGGTGGTGGATTGGCTACGGCCCCGCGTGGGTTCGTGGTGCGATGGGGTTGTTGCGCTCCAAGTGAAGGGTTCACCGTCCCAGGCTTTGGCCCCGGGTTTGGCGGATGCTGGTTTTACTGTGCGCCCCTGGCAGGGCGGGGATATGACCCGATCAACTCTTGGATTCTTTGACGCTATCCAGTCCGGCCGGGTGGTTCATATTGACCAGCCTGTTTTAAATGAGGCGGCTTTGGCGGCTGTTGAGCGTAAAGCCGGTGACGTCTTTATCTGGGATCGTGGCAAATCTTTTGGCGATATTAGCCCGTTTGTGGCTTGTAATATTGCGTGGTGGGCGGCGTTAAACCCCCCGGAAAAGTTCATTAGCGCTTATGCCGCCGATGATTTCGAGGACGTCGTGGAAGAGTTGGAAGATGCGCCGCTTATTGATGATGATGATGATGACGGCGGCGGTTTGTTAATCGTGTAAAAGAGAAGGGGGGTGTCTTATGGGCTTTTTTGAAAAACTGGGGTTTAAAGCCCCGGTTATGGAGGCGCCTAGCGCGGATGTGTTAGCCGCCCCATTATTTGCAAAATTAGCTAGCGACGTGGATTCGATGCCAGTCGAACAGTTGTGGAAAGAGCAACCACACCTTAGAACTGTTACCGAGTTTATTGCCCGGAACATTTCGAGTGTGGCACTCCATGTGTATAGGCGGGGGGATGATGGGGGCCGTATTCGCGACCGTGATTCAGAAGCGGCGCGCGTTTTGTTTAAGGCTAACCCTGGTCAGTTAATGCAGGATGTTTTACATGCCTCACTACTTGACCTTTGTTTATTCGACGAATTTATTTGGTTCGTCACTGTTGATGATGATGGTAGCCCGGCTGTTTATCCGATTAGCCCACTGTGGGTGTATCGGAAAAACTTTAGTGATAGGTGGACTTTGCAGTCTATCGTGGTTGCTGATGATGATGGTAACCATGTGGAGCTACCCGCGTCTAACGTTGTTTATTGTCATGGCTACCAGCCGGGGACGTATCGTTACGGTGTGTCGCCTGTTGATTCTTTGCGTGATGTGCTAAAGGAGCAGCTGGAGGCGGCGGCGTACCGTGGCCAGCTGTGGAAAAACGGGCCACGCCTATCGGGGGTGATTACACGGCCTAAAGACGCGCCTTGGACAGGCGCGGACCGTAGCAGGTTTAAGGCGTCGTGGAATAGTCAATACACGGGCCGTGGTTCCGGCGCGGGAGGCACTCCTGTACTTGAGGATGGTATGGACTTTAAGCCCATGCATTTGAAGGCGCAGGATGAACAGTTTGTCGACGTCGCTAAGCTCGCATTGGCTACCGTAGCTAGTGTCTATCACATTAACCCTACGATGGTGGGACTTTTGGATAACGCTAACTACTCTAACGTTAGGGAATTCCGCAAAAGTCTTTACGGCGATAGTCTGGGGCCGATTATTAAAAAGCTGGAGGGCGTGATTAACGCGTTCCTGTTGCCTTTGCTAGGCGTCCCGGATGGGGTATATGCGGAGTTTAATTTGGACGAAAAACTACGCGCCTCATTCGAGGAGAAAGCATCTATTACTACAGCGGCGGTTGGCGGCCCGTGGATGACCCGGAACGAGGCTAGGGAGCAGAATAACCTAACCCGTCTAGATGATGGTGATTCGCTGCTTGTTCCGCTGAACACGACGGACGCGGATCGGCTGGGGGAGTCCCTAGCTGGTGAGGGGGAGCATTGACGCTACATGTTGTGATGGGGCCGCCTTGTTCTGGTAAGTCTACTTTTGTTGAGCTACATGCCCCGCGGGGGACTCCAAGGTTCGATTTTGACCGCGTGGCAGCCGTGGTGGACGGTACGGGGGAGTCGCACCCGGAAACTGTGCGCGGGGAGTCTGTGCTGAACGCGGTGGCCGCTATGCGGCGCGGGTTTACCGGGTGGGCACTGGATACTGAAACAGGTTCCCCGGATGCTTGGATTATTTCAGGAAACCCGCCACAGTCGCTTATTGCTGCGTATGCGGGCGCCGGGGCTGAGTTCCACCTCTTAGACCCTGGTATGGATGTGTGTTTGCAACGCGCCCGTGATGAGGGGCGCCCCGCATATACAGAAGAAGCTATTAGGGCGTGGTATGAAAACCCGCCCACGATCCCCACGGGGGAGAAAGGGGGAACAATGAAGCTAAAAAAATTAGATTTCACTTTGGTTAAGTCTGATAATTCGGATGAGTTAGCCGAAGGTGAGTTCATCGGATATGCATCCGTTTTCGGCAACATTGATTCTTATGGGGATGTGGTGGCGCGTGGCGCGTTTGCCGATGCCCTGAAAGAGTTGGGCGGGGCGCCTGGCCGTCTGCCTGTCTTGTATGGGCATGATTTTCATGATCCGTTTTCCAACATCGGCGAGGTGTTGGACGCGGTAGAGGATGGTCATGGGTTGAAGGTGCATGCGCGTCTTGATTTGGATAACCCTAAGGCGGCCCAGGTTTACCGTTTGATAAAGGCGGGGCGCCTATCCCAGATGTCTTTTGCCTATGACGTCTTGGACGGCGGGCCTGTTGATATTGACGGGCGGGAGGCTTACGAGATTCGGCGGGTGAAACTTTATGAAGTTTCCGTCGTGCCAATCGGAGCTAACCAGGATACTGAGATTGTGGGTGTGAAGAACGCGCCCGTGGTTTCTAAGGATGACGTTATGCAACTTTTGCGTGACGTGATAGGCGCGCCTGTGGCTGAGGCTGAACAGGCGGCGTCATCTGTTGACGTTGTTGACTCGGAGGGGAAAGACGCCTCGGGGGATGTTTTCGCGGCTGCGTTGGCCGTGGAATTGGAACTACTGGAAGTGGGAAAAAATGCGTTTGAAGAATGATCGCGCGATTGCGTTGAAGGCCGCCCGCGAACTGGCTGATAAGTACCGTGAGACTATGACCGAGGATCAGCGGGCTGAGATTAAGGCCGCTGTTGATAAGGTCCATGAGATTGACGAAAAGCTGGAACAGGCGGCTAAGTCCCGTGACTTATTGAAGTCCGTGGGGGCTTTGCGTGAGGTTGAAGAGGATGCAGCCCCGGCTGAGGTGAAGGCCGCTACCCTGGGTGAGCACTTTGTGAAAGCTGCACGTGATGGTTTGCGGGAGCAAGCGGCGGGCGCGCGCCTGAACATTGTGGGCACTGAGTTTAAGGCGGCGGGGGACCCGTATAAGCGCCCTACCGGCGATGGGGCTGCGTGGGGTACGACGTTTGATCGTGCCATTGTGAACGCCCACCGAGAACAGCTGGTCGCAGCTGATCTTATGGGGTCCGCTACCGTGTCGAACGCCACTATTAAGTATTTGGTGGAAAAGGCCAACCGCATTGCGGAAGGCGCTGTCGGTTTTGTCGCTGAGGGTGGTAAGAAGCCCTACGTTAACTTTACAGACTTTGACGTGGTTACTGAGTCGCTGACTAAGGTAGCGGCGCTGACTAAGCTCACAGACGAAATGATCTCCGACTATGGCTTTATTGCCGATTGGATTAACAATAATCTGGTTTACGAGCTGTCTGTGGCTGAGGAAAAGCAGCTACTCAATGGTGACGGCACTAGCAACGGTATTAAGGGTCTGTTGAATCGTGACGGCGTTCAGTCGAAAACCGGCACGGGCGTAGGTGCTTGGGCGGACACGATTTTCGAGGCTATGGGCATGGTCCAGCAGTCCACTACCCTGACGGCTGACGGCCTGGTTATTAACCCGGCTGACTACCAGCCGTTGCGACTATCGAAGGATAAGAACGGCCAGTACTATGCGGGCGGCCCGTTTGCTGGCCCGTATGGCAACGGTGGCATTCAGGTTAACCCCGGCCCGTGGGGTCTGCGAACTGTGGTTACTAACGCAGTGCCTCAAGGCACGGCCCTTGTTGGCGCGTTCAAACAGGGCGCTACTGTTCTGCGTAAGGGTGGTCTGCGAGTAGATTCCACTAATACTAACGCGGATGATTTCGAGAACAACCTAGTCACTGTCCGTGCAGAAGAGCGCCTCGGTTTGATGGTCCCGGCCCCGGCTGCG